AGCTTCCCGTTCGGCGGCACCGACTTCGACGCCCCCGGCTGCCCTACCAGCCGCGACGTGTCTTCCATGCTAGTCCGCCGCTACGACGACGGCGACTTCGACACGATTCCCTACCCCTTCCCCAAGCGCAAAGCCGCCGAGCTGCGCAAGCGCCTTGCCCTTGCTTTGTACGACGAGCGCGAGTGCAACGACTTCTTCCCCCGCGACGCCGTGATCGAGCTGCCTGACGGCACCGTGTTCGACTTCGACGCCATCCTCACTGCCTGAACGGAGACTGACCATGACCACCACCCACACGCCCGGCCCTTGGCACGCCAGCAAGCTGGAAGACCGTTCGGCGTTCAACATCTTCATGCCCGGCTACTGCAGCGCCGGGGCCAGCGTGCATCACTGCAGCAACGCAACCGACTGCATGGGCAGCTTGGTGGTCGAGGCCAACGCCCGCCTGATTGCCGCCGCACCTGACCTGCTGGCCGCGCTGCAAGCAGTGGCGGACTATTGGGCAGGCGGGGACGTGCCGCCTGAAATCGACGCGCTGATGCGAGCCGCTATCGCTCGCGCCACTCAAGCCTAACCGGAGACATCACCATGACCACCAAGCAAACCCAAAAACACTTCTTTGCCGCGTCTATTGGGAACTGGAACGTAGACACGGACATCGAGAAGCTCATCCGCCGCATGAAGAAAGCGGGGCACCCCTTCAACCTGTGGCTCGTGCCTGTCGGCATGGACATGGACTACGACATCGAGTTTTACAAGCCCAAGGTTGATGGCGCTGTGTTCCTCACCACCATCCACCCCAAGACCAAGTAACCCAGGAGACATCACAATGCCTAAGCCCGACCAAAGCATCCGCGCCTACGAGACCTTCACGACCAACCTGAAGGGTCTGCCCGAGGGCGAGTACATGACCGAGACGCTGTACAGCGACACCGTCCCCTACAAGGTCGTCGGCCGCACGGCCGCCACCGTCACCCTGCAAGAGGTGCGGGTCGATCGCGACCCCGAGTGGAAGCCCAACATCATCCCCGGCGGCTTCGTCGGCCACTGCACCAACCAGAACGAGCAGACCTGGCTGTACGCCGGCCTCTGTGACCGCACCCTGCGTGTGCGCCTCGTCAAGAGCCGCTTCTACGGCTCGGACAAGCTCTGGGGCAGCAAGGGCCGCGAGTTCATCGCCAACGGCGCCGTCAACAAGCACGACTACAACTTCTGACAAGTATCACAACTGTGATATGATTCAGATCTGGCCCGGCAGTTCCGGGACGTGAACGGAGACCGAGATGACTAACGAACAGTTCCTTGCGATCGTCGACAGCAACATCGCGATGTTCAAGACCTACACCAGCGAGCACGCCAAGTCCGTGCTTGCCGAGCTGATCGCCGGCCGCGCTGCTGCTGTCGAGTCCTTCGCCGGCCGCCTGCCTTGGAGCGAGGTCCCCTACGGCGTGCGCCAGTTCCGCCAAGTGATGCCCGAGTGGGCGACCCGCGGCACCTGATCAATCATCAACCGGAGACGACGAATGAGCTACTCAAACCCCATGCACCACGACGCCATGAAGCCCATGCCTGCCAAGTTCCGCAGCGCCTTCGCTGCTTTCAAGAAAATGGGCGTGCCCGTCTACCAGCACCCCGACGACAGTCGCAACTTCTCGATCGACGCCGAGGCGTCTGACGCCGAGCGGTGGGTCGACTACTACGGCAACCCGATGCGCGAAGAGCTCGTGTTCGGTGTGCACATCGACCTCGAGCGCGAGCTGCAGAAGCGCGGCCTGTACGCCGAGTGGGTCAACCCCGGCCGCTTGGCGGTGTACGAGGGGTGACATGAACGAAGCCCTACTAAACGCCATTGAGATCGCCGCGATCGCGCACAGAGGCCAGGTCGACGGCGCTGGCAGGCAGTACCTCCTGCACTCCTTGGCCGTGCTGCGCACGGTGGCCAAGAAGCTGCCGAAGGACACCGACGCCCAGATGGCCGCGGTGCTGCACGACGTGCTCGAGGACACCAGCATCAGGGCGCCCAGCCTGCTGCTGATTCACGGCGTCAGCTACCGCGCCGTCAGCCTGGTCGAGGCCGTCACCAGGAAGCCCGACGAGACCTACGAACAGTTCATCGACCGCGTGGCCGACACGGGCCCTGTCGCGATCGTGATCAAGCTCTCCGACCTCGAGCACAACCTGTCGCGCATCGACGGCCTGCCGGCCGCACGCCGCGCCAAGCTCGAGCCCCGCTACCAGGCGGCAAAGGAGAAGTTGACTGCTGCACTCAAGTATCACAATGGTGTTGACCACACTTCACAACTGTGATGAAATCTCTCTTGTCGACGGAGCAGTCGACACCGACCCGGCGGCACCGGGCGCTCCAGAAGGACGCAACATGAAGCTCGAGATCCTGATCAAGTCTGTGTACGGCAACACGCTGTATTACCCCTTCAACGACGCAGCCCGCGCACTCGCCGGTATCGCCGGCAAGAAGACGTTCTCGGCGAAAGACCTGCAGATGGCCTACACGCAGCTCGGCTTCGAGATCGACTACGTCGACGCCGCCTCCTTCCTGAAGCCTGAGCTGCTCGCAGCCTGATCGGAGACCCAACATGAACCTCGCAAACGTAGTGATGATCGCCGAAGGCGCCCTGCCTGCCGACAGCGAAGAGCAGTACATCGAAGCCTGGCAGCAACTGATCGACACCGGCCTGTGCTGGAGGCTGCAAGGCTTCTTCGGCCGCACGGCCCAGCACCTGATCGAACAAGGCATCTGCAGCCCCGCCAACTGAGGAGACCCGACATGCCCCGCGTGATTTTCAACAAGCTCCTCGGCGGATGGTTCATCGTCCGCGGCCCGCACCAGACCCCGATCGGCGGCCGCTTCGAGTCCCGCGCCGCTGCCCTCGCCCACCTCAACCGCGCTCGCTAAGGAGACCGCCATGTCCGCATACCTCGTTCCCGACTACCACATCAACGCCCTCGTGAGCTGGGCCGCCGGCAAGCACGGCTTCAACGCCGTCAGCTACTACTGGGGCGGCCGCCGTCGCGACCTGCGCGGCGACGAGAAGCGCATCGCCTCGGTGCTCTACGCGCAGAACGTGCGCAGCGTCAACAGCCGCTACAAGGAGCACGACCCGGCGCACGGCTTCGCGTTCAAGCTGGTGGCCAACATGCTCAACCCGATCGACGTGATCAAGGGCTGCCACGGCTACGGCTACCAGGCCTGCGAGACCGACGACTGGGAGCAGACCGAAGCCTTCGCCATCATCGCGGCCATCAGCCAATCGGCCATCCGCTCCCTGCCCGGCTACGAAGACAGCAACGCCTGGTGCATCGGCGGCCCCAACTTCAACCTGAAGGAAGCAGCATGAACAAGCTCAACATCAAGGCCACCAGCATGTCCGTCATGCACGGCCACCCCCTGGACCGCCGCGGCTGCTACATCGACGTCACGCTGCACCTCAGCGACGACCAGACCAAAAACGCTCTGCACGAGCTGATCAGTTCGCTGCGTTTCTCGGAGGTCGAGCACATGCTGCGCAGCGAGTTCCCCGAGCTGTTCGAAACCGCTTGACCAGCATCACAATGCTGATATACTGACAACGTCAGAGACGACACGTTTTTCAACCACTCCGAAAGGACGACATCATGCAAGCAGTCACTCTCTCTGAGCTCATCGCAGCTCGCATCGCCGCCAAGCGGATCGAAGACGAGGCCACGGCCGAGCGGCGCGCCATCGACAAGGCGCTCGCCGACATGCTGAAGGACCCAGCCAAGCCCGAGGGCTCCGTCAGCCAGCGCACCGAAGGCTGCAAGGTCACTGTGACCTACAAGATCGACCGCAAGGTCGACGCCGCCGCCCTGACCAAGGGCTGGGACAAGCTGTCCGCCGGCGCGCAGGCGGCCTTCAAGTGGAAGCCCGAAGTCTCCGTCTCTGAGCTTCGCAAGCTCGAGGCTGCCGACGCTGCCGCTGCTGCCGTGTTCATCACCAGCAAGGAAGCCAGCCCCTCGATCACGATCGAAGCGGTCTAACTTCAGCTTCACCCGGGCAGCGCTATCTGCCCATTTTTTCAACTGCCTGGAGACGACATGGCAATTACCCTCACTTCCACCAAAGACAGCGCCGCGCTCAACGGCCTGAAGTTCCTGGTCCACGGCCCTGCGGGCGCCGGCAAGACTTCGCTCTGCGCCACCACTGGCGAGCCCACCGTGATCATCAGCGCCGAGTCTGGCCTGCTGTCACTGCGTGGCGTTGACATCCCGGTCATCGAGGTCAAGACCCTGGACCAGCTCTACGAGGCTTACGACTTCGTGACCAACACCGAGCAAGGCCAGGCCTTTAAGTGGATCTGCCTGGACTCCATCTCGGAGATCGCCGAGGTGGTGCTCAACCACGAGAAGAAGGTCGCGAAGGATCCGCGCCAGGCCTACGGCGCGCTGGCCGAGAAGATGACGGACCTGATCCGCGCCTTCCGCGACCTGCCCGGCCGCAACGTGTACTTCTCCTGCAAGCAGGAGCGCGCCAAGGACGAGCAGTCGGGCGCGATGCTGTACTACCCCGCCATGCCCGGCAACATGCTCAAGCAGGGCGTCGGCTACTTCTTCGACTTCGTGTTCGCCATGCGCATAGAGAAGGATGCGGACGGCAACCCGACACGCTGGCTGCAGACCAGCCGCGACTACAACTACGAGGCCAAGGACCGCTCTGGCAGCCTCGAGATGTTCGAGTCCCCCGACCTGTCGGCAATCGCTGCCAAGGTCATTTCCACCACCGCCAAGTAACTCCTGAAAGGACACCCATCATGGCGCAATTTGAGTTCAACACCGACAGCGTTGAGAAGCGCGAGAACAGCTACGAGCTGCTGCCCGCAGGCTGGTACACCGCACAGGTCACCGAGTCGGAGATCGTGCCCCTGAAGTCTGGCAACGGCAAGGCCCTGAAGCTCACCATCGAGGTGCTGCAGGACGGCTACCGCGGCCGCAAGGTGTGGGCCCGACTGAACGTGCGGCACACCAACCAGCAGGCCGAGAGCATCGCTCAGCAGCAACTGCGCGAGCTCTGCGAATCCATCGGCTTGGCCCGCTTCAACGACACGGTCGAGCTGCACAACAAGCCGATGCAGATCAAGGTCAAGGTCCGCAAGGACGAGACCGGCCAGTACGAGGACCAGAACGAGGTCAGCGGCTTCAAGCCTGCGGCCGGTGGTGCAGCGCCCATGGCTGCTGCCGCCCCGTCCCGCCCCGCTGCGCCTGCAGCCAACGCACCCGCGGCTGGCGCAGCCGTGCCCCCGTGGCAGAAGCGAGCGGCCTGATCATGAGCAAGATCCCGCCCATCCTGTCGATCAAGATGGTGCCTGCCGGCGTCGAGCTCGTGCTCGCCGCCCTCGGCAAGCTGCCATACGACCAGAGTGCTGGACTGATCGCGGAGATCCGCGGCCAGGCCGAGTACCAGCTCCAGCAGATCAACCCGCAGGAGTCTCACCCCCAACCCGCTGAAGAAAAGGAACAGCAG